TAGCGGCACCATTCTTAGCAATAGGAGCGGCATTGGTGGCAATGTTCAGTTATGAAACAATTAAAGGTTGGATAAGTGCAGGTATTGATGCAATAATAGGACTAGGCACAGCAATAATGGAAATGTTTAGTTGGGAAGGTATAAGCAGTTTCTTCACAGATGCATGGGACGCAATAATGGCAGTACCTAATGCAATCATAGGACTTTTCTCAGGCGAAACAAGTTTTGGTGATGTAATTGATTCCGCTTGGAATGCAATTATGTTTGTTCCAAACAAAATATTAAGCATATTTGATACTAGTGTAGGAGATATATTTCAATCTGCTAAAGATATGATTATGTGGCCTATTAATAAAATTAAAGATGTATTTGGAATAGAGTTTGAATTTCCGAGTATATCTGATATGTTCAACTCTATTGTAGATAAAGTAAAAGGATTCTTTAGTTTTGATTTTAAACTTCCAGACTTTACAGACTATCTTCCAAAATGGTTAGGTGGTAAAGGTAAGTCATTATTTGGCGGCGGGGACGAACCAAGCACAGACACAGCATCAGCAACTTCAACTAGCAGTTCTGCACCAGATACAGCAAAAATGATGGCAGAATTTTCACCAGAAGAATTGTCTACTATAGGCAATACTATGTCAGAAGTTGGTACTCAAATAGCTGATTTAAGTGGTAAATTAGGTAATGTAGCAGATCTTGGTCCAAACCAGAAAGCGACTAACGAACAGCTAGAATTGTTAAATAATAGCATGACCCAATTGGCAGAGTTGATGATTGAGAACAACAAACTAACCAAAGGTGTTAGAACTGGTGTTAACGCTCAAGGCGACTTAATGACGGGATAATTGAATGAGTTGGAAGAGATATTTTACAGAAGTGCAACAAGGCACAAATAGCCCATTAGGCGGTGCAGGTGGCAATCAGCCAGGTCCTGCAAGAACTAATTATAGTTCATATTTGCCTGATGTGTATGTAGGTGCTCCTAATCGTGTAGAACGTTACGGACAATACAATGTAATGGATAACGATTCAGAAGTAAATGCGGCACTAGATATACTTTCTGAATTTTGTACACAATTTAATAAAACAAATAAAACAAATTTTGTACTTGATTTTAAAAAAGATGCAACTAACTCTGAAGTTAAAATTTTAGAAAACTACTTACAGCAGTGGACTAAAATGAATAGTTTTGAAACACGTATGTTTAGAATAGTACGTAATGTTTTCAAATACGGTGATCAGTTTTTTATTAGAGATCCTGAAACTAAAAAATGGTTTCATGTTGATCCTGCAAAAGTTTCAAGAATTATTGTTAATGAATCAGAAGGCAAAAAGCCTGAACAATATATTGTAAAAGATATTAATTTAAATTTTAAAGATAAAGTAGCAACTACTCCTTTCCAAACTAACGGTAATGTAACTGGCGGCGGCGATGGATACCTAACAGGTAGCGTTCGTGGCATGGTTGGTAATACAAGTACAGCAGGTTCTGGAGGACAAGGACGTTTTGGTATGGATCAAGAACATGAAATTGCAATTGATGCAGAACACATGGTACACTTGAGCCTAAGCGAAGGACTAGATAACAATCATCCTTTTGGTAATTCATTACTAGAAAGTATATTCAAAGTATACAAGCAAAAAGAATTACTTGAAGATGCAATTATTATTTACAGAACACAGAGAGCACCAGAACGCAGAGTATTCTACGTTGATGTGGGCAACATGCCGTCACACCTTGCTATGCAATTTGTGGAGCGTGTTAAAACGGAAATACATCAAAGACGTATCCCATCGAAGACAGGCGGAGGCACATCGGTCATAGACAGTTCTTACAATCCGCTGTCAACCAACGAAGACTACTTCTTTCCACAAACAGCAGAAGGGCGTGGATCAAAAGTTGAAACATTACCAGGTGGAACTAACCTAGGTGAAATTGACGACTTAAAATATTTTACAAATAAATTAATTAGAGGATTACGTATTCCTAGTTCTTACTTGCCAACTGCGGCACAAGATGAAGGACAAAGTCAATACAATGACGGTAGAGTAGGCACAGCATACATACAAGAATTAAGATTTAATCAGTATTGTATGAGATTGCAAGGACTACTAATTGAAGTATTCAATCAAGAATTTAAACGTTACTTACTAGAAAAAGGTATTAACATTGATGTTAGTATGTTTGATGTAAGTATGCAACCACCACAAAACTTTGCAAGTTATAGACAAAGTGAATTAGACAATACTCGTGTTCCAACATTTACACAAATGATGGCAGTACCATATATTTCAAATAGATTTGCATTAGAAAGATTCTTAGGTTTATCTAAAGAAGAAATTGCACACAATGAAAGACTATGGAGAGAAGAAAACGATGAAACTCTACAGCAACCACCTACTGATGCAAGTGCAGAAATGCGTACAGCAGGAGTTAGTGGTGCAGGTATAGCAGATGATTTAGGCGGCATAGAAGATGAAGCACCAGAAGGTGAAGAAGGAGCCGCGGCGGCAGGAGAAGGTACACCACCTGAAACTGTTACAGGAGCAGAGCCAGGTGCAGACGCTGGCGGAGACACAACACAGCAAACGGTATAAATAGTATTATGAACTTACGTGAATTCTTTTATTTTGATAAACAAAACTTAGATCCAATTGAAGATAAAGGATACGATCCTTTGTCAGACGAATCTCCAATGGAGTACGATGACACTCGTAAGACACGTCTTAGTTTACGCATGATAAACAAAGCACGTAAATCTTCAGAATTACACAAGGAAGAAAACGAGAAAGAATTATTTTTCGTAAGGCAAATGTACGGCATTGCCGCTAACGCAGAACCTGGAGTGTAATTTGTCCGTAGCGTTTGTCGTAGGTAACGGCAAGAGCCGTGAACCGATCAATCTACAACATCTAAAACAGTTTGGAAAAGTATATGCGTGTAACGCAGTATACAGAACCTTTAGACCTGACTATCTAGTTGCTGTTGATGTTAAAATGATATTAGAAATAACACAACATAGATGGCAATTAGACAACGAAGTATGGACTAATCCTAATAGATCATACAATGCAATACCAAATTTAAATCTTTTCAACCCTAGTAAGGGTTGGAGTAGCGGTCCTACAGCATTATGGATGGCTAGTCATATGCACGGATATGACGAAATATATGTGTTAGGCTTTGATTTTAGGGGTACTAAAGACGTAAATGGTGAATATAAACGTGTAAACAACATATATGCTGATACACAAAACTATAAAAAAAGCTATGATCCTGCTACATATTTCGGAAATTGGGAAAGACAAACATTAACTACAATGAAAAGTCATCCAGATACGAGATATATAAGAGTAGTTGAGGAAGGGGATTCTTTTATACCAAAATCACTAAAGGACGTTCCGAATTTAGAACACTCAACAGTGTCAGAATTCAAAGATTTCTGGCAGATATCCTGATATCAAGTCAAAACGGCTCGTTTTGAGCCTATTATCCATACATATATTGTAAAAAATGTAAATATGTTTACAGCCTTACGAACATACAAGGAGAAACTAATGGCAGATATCAATAAAATTGAAGCAATGCTTGAAAAACTCGTAAACGAGGACAAAGCAGGTGCTGAAGAACTATTTCACGAGTACGTGATAGAAAAATCAAGAGAAATTTATGAAAACCTACTAGAAGATGATCTAGACATTGACGAAGCGTCTAAAGACGAAGAAGTTGATGAAGCTAGTGATGAAGAAGTAGATGAAGCATCAAAAGACGAAGAAGTTGACGAAGCATCAAAAGAAGATGACAAAGAAGTTGACGAATCATCAAAGGACGACGAAGTAGAAGAAGCTACAGATGAAAAAGAAGTAGAAGAAGCTACAGACGACGAAAAAACTGATGAAAACTTTATGGAACCTGAAATGGAAGCACCTATGGACGACATGGGCGGTGATCCAGCAGACGACATGATGGGCGACATTGAAGCCGGTGATGACGAAGAAGGTGACGACATGGGCGACGAAGGCGAAGAAGAGCTAGAAGACCGTGTAGTTGATTTAGAAGATGCTTTAGATGACTTAAAAGCAGAATTTGAAAAAATGATGGGTGACGAAGACAAAGGCGACGACGAAGCAGGCGATGACATGGATATGGACGCAGGCGACGACGAAGGTGATGCTGAAGAAGAAGCATTAGTACCAGCTGAAGAATTTGCACCTATGGAAACTTCAGAAGATGAAGTAGAAGAATCTGTACAGAAAACCGCAACAGAACAGATGCGTGAGTATGTAGAGAAAGTTGCTGAGCCAAAAGGCGAGGACAACAAAGCGAAATCACCAGTTGCATCTAAAAATGATATGGGCGGAACAGCCTCTAACATTGCACAAGGTGGTGACGAGAGTGGCGGCAAGGCACAAGCACCTAAAGAAGATAACGCAGGGAACGTAAACGTACCAGGCGGTAAAGCATCGAAGTCAATGAGCAAAAATGCAAAAGGACACGGTACTGAGAAAAAAGGTGCTGGTGAAACTGGCGTCAACGCAAAAAGTACAATCGGATCATAAGGATAACTTATAATGCTTAACTTAACCGAAACTCTATCCTTCGACCAGGCGAATATGGTTGTTGAGACAACTGAAAACGAAACTGGAGGCAAAGACCTTTATCTTAAAGGAATTTGTATACAAGGTGGTGTGCGTAATGCAAACCAAAGAGTTTATCCTGTAAGTGAGATCAGTAGGGCTGTAACTACGCTCAACGATCAAATCAATGGCGGGTATAGTGTATTAGGTGAAGTTGATCATCCCGAAGGACTTAATATTAACCTTGACCGTGTAAGTCATATGATTACTAATATGTACATGGACGGAAACAATGGTTATGGCAAAATGAAAATTTTACCTACCCCAATGGGAACACTAGTTAAAACAATGCTGGAAAGCGGAGTGAAACTTGGTGTTTCCAGTAGGGGTTCAGGTAATGTATCAGAAAGCGGAAGCGGTGAGGTTTCGGATTTTGAAATCATCACAGTGGATGTAGTTGCACAACCCAGTGCACCGGGGGCGTATCCTACGCCCATTTACGAACATTTAATGAATGAACGTGGCGGGTACAAGGCATACAAACTTGCACAGGCAACAAAAGAAGACCACAAGGCACAGAAATACTTAAAGGAATCTCTAGTTAACATAATTAGAGGCCTCCAGTAATAAGGAGAAATAAATGTTGGATGCATTAAAAACACTCTTTGAAGGATCTGCACTAAGCGAAGAAGTTAAAGCAGAAATTCAAGAGGCTTGGGACGCGAAAATTAAAGAAAACCGTCTTGCGGCAACAGCTGAACTCCGTGAAGAGTTTGCTCAAAAATACGAGCATGACAAACAGTTAATGACTGAAGCAGTAGATAAAATGCTTGAGACAAAACTGTCCGAAGAAATTGCAGAGCTTGCAGACGATCGCAAGCAACTAGCAGAAGCTAGAGCAAAATATGCAGTAGCTATGCGTGAAAACGCCGGCAAACTAAAAGATTTTGTGCTACATCAGTTAGGCAAAGAAGTCGGTGAACTTCACGAAGACCAAAAAGCTCTTGCTACAAACTTTTCCAAGCTCGAAGAATTTATTGTTGAAGCTCTAAGTAAAGAACTTGCAGAATTCCACGAAGATAAGAAAGATTTAGCAGAAACGAAAGTTCGTTTAGTACGCGAAGCTAAATCCCACTTAGCAAAAGTGAAAACAGACTTCATTCAAAAATCTTCAAAAGCTGTAATGGAAGCAGTTGACAAAGGTCTTAATAAAGAGTTGAGTGCTCTTAAAGAAGATATTGAGTCAGCTCGCAAAAATGACTTTGGACGTAGATTGTTCGAAGCATTTAGTAATGAGTACACAAATTCATATCTAAATGAAAAGTCAGAAACAGCTAAATTGTTGAAAGTTGTTGATGTAAAAAATAAACAACTTGAAGAAGCAAAAGCGACAGCAGATGAAAAGGCAAAATTAGTTGAAGCAAAAGACGCTGAAATTAAACGTGCAAAAGATCTAGTTGAGCGTAATGAAGTACTAAACAGTCTTGTTGGACCTTTAAACAAGGACCAAAAAGAAATAATGACAGACTTACTGGAATCAGTTCAGACTGCAAAATTACAAGGTGCTTTTGACAAGTACCTACCAGCAGTTTTAGCAGGTAACACTCCAGAGAAGAAGAAGGCGACACTCACAGAAGGCAAAGAAATCACAGGCAATAAAGAAACAACTATCGATAGTAATGACGCTAGCCAAAACTACTCTAACGTAGTAGACATTAAACGCCTAGCGGGTATTAAATAAGGAGAAAAATAATGTCAGAACTATTAGAAGGACGCTGGCAGGATACAAAGAGTGCTCTTCTTGAAGGCTTACAAGGCCACAAGAAATCTGTAATGGATGTTACTTTAGAAAATACTAAAAAGTATTTGGCTGAAAGTGCAACAGCAGGTGCAACTTCTGCAGGTAATGTCGCTACTCTAAACCGTGTTATCCTACCAGTAATCAGACGTGTAATGCCAACAGTTATAGCAAACGAACTAGTTGGTGTACAACCAATGACTGGTCCAGTAGGCCAAATTCATACTTTAAGAGTACGTTATGCTGATACAGCAGACGATGCTACTACAGGTGAAGAGGCTCTAAGTCCATTCAAGATCGCTATGGGTTATTCCGGCGATGCGGCAGGAAGTGATGCTGGTAAAGCACAAGCTACTGCTGGTCTTGAAGGATCTGCTGGTAACAGACTAAGCATCCAGATCTTAAAGCAAACAGTCGAAGCAAAAACCAGAAAGCTATCAGCTAGATGGACTTTTGAAGCGGCTCAAGATGCACAAGCTCAACAGGGCATTGACATCGAAGCTGAGATCATGGCGGCTTTGGCGCAAGAAATAACAGCTGAAATTGATCAAGAGATCCTAGCATCTCTACGTTCATTAGCTGGTTCTGCGGCACTAACATACGACCAATCAGCTGTATCAGGTACAGCAACATTCGTTGGTGACGAACATGCGGCTTTAGCAGTTCAAATCAACAGAGTTGCAAACTTGATTGCACAGCGTACACGTAGAGGCGCAGGTAACTACGCAGTTGTAAGTCCATTTGCACTTACAATTCTACAATCTGCAACAACTTCAGCGTTCGCAAGAACAACTGAAGGTTCGTTCGAAGCACCAACAAACACTAAGTTTGTAGGTACATTGAACAACGCTATGAGAGTATATGTTGATTCATATGCGGCTGATAGTGCAGACGTACTAGTTGGTTACAAAGGTTCAAGTGAATCAGATGCACCAGCATTCTACTGCCCATACATTCCATTGATGTCAAGTGGTGTTGTACTAGACCCAGCAACATTCGAACCAGTTGTGAGCTTCATGACTCGTTACGGATATGTTGAGTTAACAAACACTGCATCATCTCTAGGTAATGCGGCAGACTACCTATCTAAAGTGGCTATCACTAACGGTAACGTTAGCTTTAGCTAATCTTAGATTAGTAACTGAATTAAAAAGGGCGGCTTATGTCGCCCTTTTTTTATGGCTAAATTTTCTGGTTGACTTCTGTTCTCAAATAAGGTATAAACACTAAATAACCGTTAATTTATGAAACATAAACATTTAATAGTACGAGCAGAAGTAAGTAATCCTCCAAGATACGAGCAAAATATTATTGACTGGACAAAACATCTAATAGAAGACATAGGCATGAAGATTTTGCTAGGTCCTTATGCAACATACTGTGATAAAGCAGGCAATAAAGGCTTTACTTGTGCTACTATTATTGAAACATCGCATGTAGTTTTACATACTTGGGACGAACAACGTCCTACATTAATACAACTAGACGTATATACGTGCAGTGAACTAGATATTACTACAGTATTTGAAGCATTAGATAAATGGGATCCAATCAAAATTGACTACAAATATTTGGATAGAGAAACGAACTTAACTGAAGTATTAGATACTAAATAATATTACGTTCAGGCTTATAGCCCGGAAGTAGCATTAGCGAAGGAACGCACTTAACTGTAAAAAGGAGAGTGTTATGAATCACAAAGACTTCGAACTAGCTCGCAAAAAAATCAAGACAAAACTAGCTCACAAAGCCATAATGGAAAAAATGGCTAAAAATCGCTTGTCTAGACCAAGATGCGAGAAGAATATATTAAGTGATGATCCAAGATTACAAAAAATTTAATATTTTGGTAAAAAAAAGGTTGACTTTCTATGTAAAGTTTGCTATATTACTAACATAAGCAACAAAAGAGTAATTGACTTTTGTTTTATAGTGCTAGGAAGAGGCGTTTACCAGAGCGTCGAACTAGGCTAATTAGGGGTGGTACCCAGGCTTGGTAGTAGAAATACGCTGAGTCACATCGCTCTACCGAGCGGAATTAGGCTCCCTGGATTTGAGAATGGCATCTCGGTCGAGGGGTTGGAGGTATAACCGAGTCCTCCCTATAATTGCTTATTCTTTAAAGGTGTACAAGTTTACTTGTATGCCTTTTTCCTTTTGTGATAAATACATGTGTCAGATAGCGAGCCGCAAGGCGGACTTATGCTGTACCCACAGCGTACCGGATAGAACCCGGATAGGACTACTTATATAGGAGAAAACAAATGGGAAGACCACTAAACAAAAAATTATTTGGTGTAGCAGGCGTAGGCCCTACAGCAAGTGGAAATGAAATCAAAGTAAACTTTCATAACGGCACAGCAGTTAAAGAAGGTTATATCGTTAAACAATTAGGATCAAAAAAATTCCGTTGCGAAGAAATTGGTACAGCTGGAACATTTGATTGTACACTAAAAACTGGTGTATTACCTGCTAATTTATCAGCAGGCGAAATGTCAATTTCAGTACAAGGTGCTGATTCAGAAACTTACGGTGTAAGTAAAATTGCAGGACGTAAAGTAACTGTAGCTCAACCTAGTTCAACAGGTTCAAACGCATTAGACGGTACATCTTTAAAATATGCACTGACAGGTTCAGCGGCATCTGGTGTAGTTAGAATGGAAGAAGCTGGTGATGATAACACATTATCAGGTACTGACGACGACGATTTCACAGAAGACGCATAATAATATTTATGGGGGTGGCAACACCCCCTAAATTTAAGGAAGAACATGTCAAAATTTGTTAATATACCAAACGGTGATTATACAGTTAGTGTACAAAGTGGAGGAGTAATTACTCTTAACACAGGTGCTGAAACTGGCTATGTAAAAATCACAGGAGACTTAGTTGTTGAAGGAGATACAACTACAGTACAATCCGAAAACTTAAAAGTTAAGGATAACATCATTGAATTAAATGATGGTGAAACAGGTGCTGGTGTTACACTTAACACAGCAGGTATTAAGATTGACAGAGGTACACAGACAGACGTCAATATTTTATTTGACGAAGCATTAACATACAACGATCCTATTTCAAACACAAACAAATCAGGTGCGTTTACTTTTAGAGATGCTAATAATGCTTTAATAGGAATTAGAGTAAATTCTATTTCAACAGGCGGCGGCGACTTAAATTTAATCAACTCTGGAACAGGTGTTGTTAGAGTTGACGGTACTTCTGATTATGAAACACAAGTTACAACAGATGATATTCTAACAAATAAAAAATATGTTGATGATGCTATTGTAGCAGGTATTCAAGGTATTACAATTAAAAGTATTATTCAAGGTGATTCAAAAGTTGAATTATCAGATAGCAGTATAGACGGCGGTGTAAGTAACTTTGAAGTAAAAATAGATAATGTTGCTGTTGCTACTTTTGGACCAAACAATACTGAAATTGAAGGTATAGAATTTGAAGATAATATAATAAGAACTGCAACTAGTGGAAATGATCTAGTATTAGCAAGTTTTGGATCTGGTTCTGTAACAGTTGATGGCGTTTTAAAAATGCCAAATCAAACAACAGATCCTAGTGCATCAAGTGGTATTATACTATATGGTAAAACACCAGAACTTGGCAATACAGGGCTATTTTATGTAAATAGTAATAACACATCAGATGAAGTTATTGGTAGAAACAGATCACTTCTGTATAGTATGTTGTTCTAAAGGAAAGAAAATATGGCGATAGCAAATACACAAGTACAATTAACTGACACAACATTATTAACTGTTCCAGCAGGTAAGACTTATGCTATTACTACTTTAATTGTTTGTAACACTGCAACATATGATGTTAGTGGCAACAATGATACTTCTTTTGACTTACATTTTGTAAAAAGTGGGCAAGCAAAAGGAGCACAGAATCAAATTTGTAACAACATAACAGTACAAGGTGCTGATACTTTTACATTTGATACAGAAAAAGTAGTTATAGAAGCAGGCGACAGTGTTGTGATTGTTAGTCAAGCACCTGCTAATTTATCGGCTACAGTTAGTTATTTGGAAGTTTAATGAGATTTTTAAAGAGTCACAGACTTAATCCAAGACAGGTAGGCCGTTACAGCGACGGTATTAACTATGACGCTTCAGGTCAAATAAGACTAGAAAGCAGTAATAGTTTACTTGTACCTAAAGGTGCTCAAGCATCTCGTCCTTTTAATGCTGAAGAAGGACTTATTCGTTATAACACAGACGAAGCAAACTTTGAAGTTTATCAAGGTTCTGTTTGGAAACCAATACGTTTCAGAGAACCTATTACAATTACAAATCAAAACTTAGGTGACGGAGACGGCACTGAAACAACATTTGGCCCATTAAATAGTGGCGATGCATTTTACCCTGTACCAATTGCAGAAGCAAATGTATTAGTATTTGTTGAAAACGTTTTCCAGTTACCAGTATCTAACTATTCATTAGTACAAAATCCATCATCAGGACCAAACACACCATATGCGGCTGGTTGGTACATTGTATTTGGTACACCTGTTCCATCAGGTAAGCCTGTTAATGTGCTACATAACTTTGACAAGTAAATCCTATAAATATACATAAGGAGTAAACATGTCACAACAGGTCCAAAGAATTGGCGGACAGTTATTAGCCGCAAACTTACAACGAGAATTAGCAGATCTTGCATTTGACACAGACCTATTGGTTGTCAAACGTGATAATACATTAGGTATTAACACAACAACTACTCCAAGAAATTTAACAGTTAACGGTACATTAAGAACAGCATCAGGTACAAGTGATCCTGATATAATCTTTGGTAATAGTATTACAGTAGGTGATTTAACACTAAGCACAACAGGAGCAACTGCACCAACAGGAAATATAACTATTGAATCAACACATGCAGATGGTTATATTACAGCAGGAGGACTAGGTAGTCTAAATTTTGCTGTAAAGGCAAATGGTGCAATTGAAGCTCTTAATACAAATGGCAGTTTAGGATTTAGATCAACTTATTTTGCTGGACAAACTCAAGCATGGAATGATGAAGGCAACTACGGAGATTATTGGTATCCAGGACCAAAGAATAGTGCAAGTGCTCCTAGTAACGATGGTGACGCTTTGTACGCTGAAGCACAGGCTATTGCAACAAGAGGTGCACCTTTTTCAGCAGAAGAACTAGCAGTATTTGATTGGGACACTGACGGAGATATACAAGCAGACGATATATTAAAAACATTGACACTTAACAGTCAATTTACTGGCGGTCAATATTTTCCTGCTTCAAGAACATTAGGAGATCATCCTAATCCAACAGCATTAAAAAATTATATTATTGCAAACTATCCAAATAGTTATCCAAGACAGTTACAGTTACAAACAGGTGGCACATTGAATGTTGCAGGTAATGTACATGCAACAGGAAATATCACTTATGGTGGCGGCACTTTAACAATTGGTGACGACAGTACAGACAGTGCAAGATTTTTGGCCGAATTTAAAAATCCTTTAATACCAGATCAAGATTTAACATACACACTAGGGCGTGATGATGATAGTACAGGACCAGACGAAGGTAAGAGATTTAGTTTATATGCAAACACACTAGAAACAAATTACTTAAATGTTGTTGATATTATCTATCAAGGTGTAAGATTAACAAAAGATGTTAAAAATATATTTGTATCACAAGGTAACGGAAGTGATCTAAATAGAGGTACACACCCTGGTGCTCCTTATGCAACTATACAAAAGGCATTAAGTGTAGCAACAGAAGATACAATAATTTACATATATCCTGGACAGTATCAAGAAGCATTTCCATTAACAGTTCCTAAAGGTGTTACAATACAAGGTGACAGTTTACGTAGCGTAGAAATATATCCTACAACTGCAACACAATCAGAAGATTGTTTTCTAATTGAAGGTGAAACACAAATAGAAAATATTACAATTAAAGATTTTTTCTATGATAGTGGTAACGATAAAGGTTACGGATTTAGATTTAAAAATGCCGCAAGTATTATGGAACGTAGTCCTTACATTCGTAATTGTACAGTTATTACAAAAGGTTCAAGTACAAGTGCAAGCGACATAAGAGGATTTGCAAGCGGTGATGCAGGTAAAGGAGCTCTTGTTGACGGTAGTAGTGTTGACCAAGCAAGTCCAAGAGCAAGTATGTTATTCTACGGAACAACATTTATAACACCTGGTGTTGATGCACTTACAATGCGTGATGGTGTTAGAGTTGAATGGTTAAACAGTTTTAGTTATTTTGCAAATCATGGTATTCTTATTGAACAAGGTACTACTGGTAACTTATTACCAGACAGCACAAGAATATTTGGTGGAGAAATAAGAAGTATTGCAAGTGCCGCAGTATATGGAAATTATGGTGTAAAAGCAGATGGTGCAAATTGTCTTGCTTACTTAATTAATAGTAATTTTGCATATATAGGATCAGGCAAAGATGTCACTAATGATAATACCTTAACTATAGAAGCAAATAAAGTTGTAGAAGCAAACAATGGTAAAGTTTATTATACATCGCAAGATGAAAAAGGTAATTTTAATGTAGGAGATTTGTTTTCCGTTGACCAAGTTAATGGAAGAACTAGTTTTGATATTGAAAGTATTTTTGCTAATAACTCTGTTGTAAGAATACTTACAGATACTAATGAAGTGTTTATTAACAGTGAACGTTTAAGTTTAGATAATATTGTTGTAACAGGCAATACAATTTTTAGCACAAACGCAGATTTAAACGTAACATCTGCTACAGACACAATTAATTTTAATGCAAATGTAAACACAACAGGTAATGTTGATGTAACAGGCAACGGTGTTATAAACGGTAGTGTAATTACTATTGGTGATGATATATCAGACACGATTGATTTCAATACACCTTTCAGTCAAAATTTAGAACCAGGATCAAGTGATGGAAATGTATTAGGTACAGAAACGCTTGCATGGCGCACAGGTTATGGACAAGCAGTTAGTGTTAATGATATAAGAGTTACTCCGTCTTTAATAACAACTACTGAGTCAAACAGTAATTTAGAATTAATAGCAAATGGTACTGGGAATGTAAACTTTGAAAATGTACAACTTAAAGACAATAAATTAATTGGTAAATTTAGTCCAGCAGGTTCTTTTACAATTATAGAAACAGACGAAAATGTAATTCCTATATTCAATAGTTTTGAATCACTAAAACAATATTTTCCATATTGTATTATTTGGAATGATATTCCAATTTTTGCAACTGCAAATGTAAGTAGAGATGCTTTATTTCATACAGCAAATTTATTAGCAGGTTATTTTGATAATGATTATGACGGTGTAATAGATAACAGTACAGTATACGCACAATTCTCAGATGGTCAAAAAGGTATCGCAATTTATGCAGATGCCGCAGATGAATCTGCTATTGCAACAGCATTAGGAAATTGGAAATTAAAAACAACAAGTGTATATCAAAGTGAAATGAATAATTATCAAGGTGATAGTGTAAGCGGAAACAGAGATGTAACACTTGAAAGATTATTAAGATATTATATAATAGAAAAAGGTTATGTAAATTCTTATACTGATTTAGGAACTTCTAGACCAACTACAATAACAGCCGCAATGGATATTGCTAGAGGTGGCTACCAAGCAGGCGGATTACCTAATTACAGTTATCCTCCTTTTGCATGGTATACAGATCCTGTTGGTATAGCATATGATGCTTTGGTTATTGAATATTTGTATCTAAGTATAAGTTCATATGCAGGTTCACAAGCATGGCGTAGTGGAGATAATACACTTACAGATAAATGGTCAACATATTCCAGAGCTTTATTAGAAGCTACAGACACAACTATTGTTCCTATTATTACTAACGGAACTTATAGTTTTCCTTTAACACAACCTGTATTAGATTATTGGACACAAGTTACTAATACAATTGGTGGCACATCTAGAGACTTAGACTTTGTAGTAAATGACACACTTAAAATAGATGCAACAAGTCATGCTGTACTATCAAAAGGAACAAACGCACAACGTCCTAGCACAACAGGAGCGATAAGATACAATACTACATACAACTCTTTTGAAGGTGTAGTAGGCGGAGGTGCTGTATCATTAGCAGGAATATTTGATACAGATCGTGATACATTTTTAGACTTATCTAATAATCAATATCAATTTACTACAGCAGGCGTAACTAATCATACACTAAACGGTACACTATTACAATCAGGTGGATTAAGTGCAGGTGATGCATTTTTTGTAAACGGTAATACTGTATCTGCTGTGAGTGATAACCAAAATGTAACATTACGTTCAAACGGTACAGGTACTACAAACATAGAAACATTAACATTTAGAGATAGTATTCTTACAGATACTACTAATGCACCAGTATTTTCGTTCAATCTTACTAATACAAACGGTGAAGCATTTGTCAAATTTGACAACGTAAACGGTATGGTTGTGCCATTTGGTACAGATGCACAACGTCCAAGTACACCTGAAGTTGGGCATACAAGATTCAGCACAACAAATGAATATCTTGAAACGTATAACGGCACAACATGGATAAATGCGGCTGGACAAGTGGAAGCAATTCTTGAAGATGACGTCAGTGAATTGAGCTTCCTTTGGAACCTTATACTAGATTAAAACACCCTTTTGGCTAAATACTACTAATGCAGATAAGACAGACCAAGTCCTGCAGGACAAACTGTGGTCAGCCGGCAAAGAGCTAATGCTGTAAATCAGGCTGGAGGGACAGGATCCCCGTATTGAGGAGTAGAAATGGCAATTGGTCGCATATCCGGTCCGCTCTTAAAGTCCGATCTATTACGTAACGGCGTAGATCTAGCTTTTGAGACAGACCTATTATATTTAGATGTTACAAATCGTCGCATAGGCGTGAGAACAACGAATCCTCAATATGCATTAGACGTAGCAGGTGTTGCTCGTGTATCCGACTTAGAAATTACAAACAATGTTTTCAATGTAGGTAATGTTACTTTAAATGGTAACACAAACTCCATTACCACCACAGCACAAGAATTTACAGTAACTACAGCAGATAGCGTACTAATTGGTAACAGAGTAGAAGTTGGCGATTTAGAAATTAATAGCAACTTTATTGAAAACAGAAATACAAATGCAGATTTGTTTATCCGTGCAAACGGTACAGGTAATGTTAATATTGAAGGTAATACAAATATAACAGGTAACCTTCACGCAACAGGTAATATTACAGCAGATGGCGATATACAAATTGGTGATGCTGATACAGATAACATTATTATTAATGCTGAAATAGCAAGTGATGTTATACCAGATGCAAATGATACTTATAGTTTAGGTACAGCAACTAAGCGTTGGTCAACAGCATATCTTAACAATACATATGTTGACACATTACAAACAAACGACATCGACTTCGGTGATTTAGATCTAGTTTCTAGACCAGGAAATATACTTTATGTTTCAAGTCAAGGTGCTGACACACAAACAGGAACACACCCACAAGATCCAGTAAGGTCAATAGAAAAAGCATTAACACTTGCAACAGCAGGTGATACAGTTTACATTTATCCAGGTGATTACAACGAAACATTTCCTTTAGTAGTTCCGGCAGGAGTTACAATAAGAGGACAAAGTTTAAGAAGTGTTACAGTTACTCCAGATAGTACAACACAATCAGAAGATGCATTTCACCTAAACGGAGAAACAACTGTTGAAGAACTTACAATAAAAAATTATTATTATGATTCAGGAAACAACAAAGGTTACGCATTTAGATTTGCACCAAACTTTACAGTAACAGAAAGATCACCTTACATAAGAAACGTAACTGTTATCACAAAAGGTACAGTAACATCTAGTGATGATCCTTTAGGCTATGACGCAGGAGATGCAGGAGCAGGTGTATACCTAGACGGTAGTGTTGCAACTACTTCGAGTAGAGAAGCGGCAATGCTTTTTCATAGTTGTACATTTATATGTCCAGGTGCTAAAGTTTTAAGAGCAACTAACGGTGCAAGAGTAGAATGGTTAAACAGTTTTACTTACTATGCTGATAGAGGTATTGATGCATTTGATGGCACGGCTGGATTAAAAGGTTCTGGTAAAACAAGAATTAAAGTATCAGGATTAACTGGCAATCCTAATGCTGGTGAAACAATAACATTATATGATGCAGGTGGAAGTAGTGTTGCATCAGGTACAATTGGATCAAGAGACGGAAATTATTTTTTCATAGATGGCAAAGTTACAGGATTTGTAACTACGCCTAGCAGAGCAAAGAAAACTATCAGTGCAAAAGGAAATGCGGCATTAGGTGCTATTAGTACTATTGGCACAGAATCATTATACTTATTAGGATCTACAGATTATCTTGAAACTATTTCTCAACCAGATTTTGGATTTGGTACAGGTGATTTACAAATAGAATTTTTTGTGAACTTAGATGCAATTGATGCAGTACAAACTTTATTTGATTTTAGAGCAGGTAGTGCAACAAATAATGCTCTACACTTATATGTAGGTGCAGATAATAGACTTTATTTAGATAACGGAACAACTAATATTGTTAATCCAACAAATATTCTTAATGACAGTTCTTGGTATCATATTTGTATTAGTAGAGTAAGTGGATCTTTAAGAATGTTTATAGATGGCACACTTGTTGCTACAACAGCAAACACTACAGATTTTGGAACAACAAAACCATTTAAGTTTGGAACAGATTATTCATTAACAAATTTCTTAACAGCAAAAGTTGATGAACTTAGAATACAAAAAGGTGCAGGTGTAACTTCTTTAACCACACCAACTGCGGCTTTACCAGGCACACTCAATACAGTATTGTTACTACATTTTGACGGAGACGTTGGAAGTATAATAATGGATGATGATGATACTTTTGTACAAGATGTAAGATTTAGTGGAGGCGGAACAGCAACTAATATCACACTAAATGATCTAAGTGACTTTGGTGCAGAAATAAGAAGTATAGCAAGTGCAAATGTTTACGGACAATATGGTGTATACGGTGACGGTCCAGGAGTAGTAATGTACTTGATAGGTCAAAACCTAGCGTACATTGGTGCAGGTAAAGACAATAGTAATGATGTAAGTTCAGTTGTACAAACAAATGAAGTTGTAAAAAATAATGGTGCAAATGTTTATTACAGTACTGTTGATCACAAAGGTGATTTTAGAGTAGGAGATTTATTTAGAGTAGATCAGTCTACAGGTAATGTACAGTTTACAAATGCAGAATTCCTATTCAACAATAACCAAGGTATAACATTTACTGACGGATCCAATACAACAATTATAGATGGTACTAAAGTACAAACAGGAAATGTTAAATTTAGTGGCAACACAGTTGAAAGTGTTTCTGGTGCATTGAACTTAGATGCAAGTACAGGAACTATTAATTTACAAGATAATGTTAATATTACAGGTAATTTAGATGTTGCTGGAAATGTAACAATTGGCGGTAATATTACAATTGGTGACGATGCGACAGACAGCATACAAATTGGTGGTAGAATTGATAGTAATTTAATTCCTGCTACAGATGACACATACACAATTGGTAGTGATACACTTAATTGGTCAGAATTTCATGTAGGCAAAATGCTAGTTGATACACTAGAAATCAACGATAATTTCATAAAAACTAATGCTAGTAACGGAGATCTTAATTTATCTGCTAATGGTACTGGTAAAATAGTTATAGATAATTTGCAATTTGCAGATAATACGATAAGTAATGCAAGCGGAGATATAGTTCTTGATCCTAGTTCAGAGATAGTTACTGTTACTGGTACAGGAAGTTTAGTTCTTCCAAAAGGTACTACTGCACAACGTCCAGGTACACCTGAAACAGGTATGATAAGATACAATACCGAGTCAGGAGTTTTTGAAGCATATGACGGAGCATGGACAAACTTAGGTGGTGTATATGATGCTGACAGAGACACATATATTACACCGGAATTGACTCCTGGTGCTGATGATGACACTTTACGTTTTTATGCAGGCGGTGCTCTTGTAGCGGATGTAAGTCAAGAAAGATTCAACGTAGCAAGAATTGAAGTTGACGATATTGCTATTCACGGTTCTGTACTAGAAACAACTACAACTAATCAGGATCTTGAATTAAGAGCTAATGGTTCAGGTACGATAAGTATTGAGAACTTTAGTTTTAATGGTAGTACTATAACTAACCTAGTTGATGGCGAAACAACTATTTTACGTCAACAAGGTACAGGTTATTTTAAATTAGAAGGTACTGGCGGATTTGTTATTCCAGTTGGTACAAACGATAACAGACATCCTACTCCAGAAACGGGTATGATGCGTTATAATAGTATTGAGGACAGAGTAGAAATTTACGATGTTTCAAACAACTGGGTGTCAGTAGCTGGTGCAACAGGTGCTGTTACTTACAACGATGCAGAGGAAATAGCAATTCAACTTGCATTAACAATTTAGGAAAAAAGAAAGATGGCAACTAATTTTAAAAATGTTATAACAAAAGAAATAGGAACAGTAAGAGTTGCTGTATATACAACGCCACCGGCTAATAACACAACTATTATTGGACTTAGTGTTGCTAATATTACAGACAGTATTGTTTCTGCAAGTATTCTAATTGGTGACAGTGGAAGTAGTGTTGCATATCTTGTTAAGGATATGCCGATACCTGCGAATAGTACACTTAAACCAATTGGTAAAGGTGAAAAAATAATAATGCAGGCTGGTGATACATTATTTGTTGAATCTGACAAAACAGAATCATTAGATGTAATTACTAGTTTAGTGGAGATAGTGTAATGAGCAACTTTTTAGGACAAAGCGTCAGCGAACTAGTAGGTCAAACAGATTCAAGATACTTTTATGGATTAAGAAGAACTGATGAAGGCGAATTGTATCTAGTTAAAATTGACCAACTTAAAGGTGGCGAAACAGTTGAGATCAACCAAGGTGGTGATCCAGCAGATAATTTAGAGGATTTCGAACAAGGTGAAGACTTCTTCGAAGGTAGAGATGTTAAACATCAAAAGGTTTATAAAAACCTTAATTATGAACAGTATAAATGGGATAACAGGAGTTTATTGTATTATATTGACAGTACAGGACAATTAGTTGTCAGAGTCAATGAAGATTACACATATCCAAGTGGTGTCTAATAAATACATATATTATAAAGGGTAATATAAAATGGCAGATTTTAAATTAAGCAGAATTAGATTTACGTGGAGAGGACCTTGGGTATCTGGCTATGACTATAACATAGACGATATGATCGAAGTTGACGGTAAAACGTTTGTCTGTAAAAGAGTACATACATCAGCAACATTTGAAAACGACTTAGAAGGTGCTGATGTTTCACCAGCAACACCAAAATGGGAACTACAATCCGATGGTGCAGAATGGAGAGGCAACTGGACAGTTGCAACTAACTATTCAGCAGGGAACATTGTTAAGTATGGTTCAGGCATTTACAAATGTATTGAAGGGCATACTAGTGCCGCAACATTTAGTTCAGACACAGATGGACTAGTTGCTGACATTAACAAATGGGTAGTTGTTGCTGTATCAGATTCAGACTGGAAAACTACTTGGAACATTAATACTCTTTATAAAAGAAATGATATTGTAAGATACAATGGTATTGTTTACAAAGCTCTTAACCAACATATATCTGCCACAACTGTTGCGTCGGGCTTAGAAGCAAACCAAAGTGATTGGGCTGTACTTGCAGATAGCGATGCTTGGAGAGATTCATGGAGCATTGGTACAAGATATAGAGTAGGTGATTTAGTTAAGTATGGCGGTATTGTATATCGTTGTATATTAGGACATACATCTGCAGATAATCTTTCACTAGGTTTAGAACAAGACCAATCTAAATGGGAAGTTTTAGTTGACGGTGTAGAATATAAAGGTATACACGGAACAAATACACGATACAAAGTAGCAGACGTTGTAAGACGTGGTCCTAACTTAATGAAATGTATTTTAGCACATACTTCTACAACTTTTGCAGACGATCAAGCCGCAAACAAATGGGAAGTATACTTACCAGGTACAGAATACGAAGGCGGCTGGCAATCAGCTGAGAGATATCAACTAGGCGATGT